TGTCATATAAGATTCATAATACATAGAATCTAGCAATGAGTGAGAATTAAGAATGCTTGAAGAGTGATACTGGTAATATAAATGGTTTATTTGACGATAAACTAAAGACTCATATTGAGTCTCAGTTATAGGACCGTTAGTTAAATCAATACTACCAGTTAAATTCTTTCCTTTGAATATAGTAAAATATGCACCATCCTGAGGGACACAAGTAAAATTAAGGTTCCAATTTTTATTTGCTGTATAAGGAACAACAAATACGTCTGATGTACTCAGTTTTTTGAATGATGCCATTTAATAACATTTCTTTATATTAGTAGTCTAACTTGATACGAATTAAGGCTTCCTTAGTAAAGTCTTTTACTAATGGGCGACTTAATTTAGCAACAGCTAATAATTCGTTATTGTCGTTATATAACCCTACAGTTGTGATATAAGTTTGTGGATTATCTATTAATGTTGAATACAAGATATTACCTGTATTATCAATAATAGATGGATTTGAAGTATAATTATATTCACTGTTTTTAATTCTTGTAAAGAAGAAACGAGATGAAATAGTTTCTTGAGATTGTAATCTGAAGAATCTACTACCACCAACAGCTCTGTTTATAGAATCATATAATTTAGCATTATTATTATCATAACTATTAGTTGATGTAGCTGGAGCTGTCATATATCCTGTTAATGCGCCTGGATTTAAAACAATTAATCCTAAATCAGGGAACATATGTCCATACACTGTTGTGTTAGCAGGTGTTCCTGCAGATCCACTAACAATATTAAAATATCTGTTACTATCAATAAATTGACTAGTAGTTAAAACAGTACTATTATCTGTTAAAGAAATAATTCCAGAGCTTCCACTTAATGCTAAGGTTAAAGAACCAGGATGTAAAGATTCTTTATATCGAGATCTTGCTACGTTAATAACATAAAATGAACTTACAGTAGAACCTCCAATTTGGAAAGTTGCTGTTTCACTTCCGTAAATTAAATTTCTATACTGACCATATACTACTTTTGTAGGTGTAGAACTAGTTACATTTGAATTAAAGTAAGCTGATCCTGAACCTGAAATGTGAGCATATTCAATAGAGAATACTACTTCACCTGCATTATATACATCTAAATAAAATTGCGATGCTGATGCTTGAGTTGAAGAAGTTGCTACAGATGTTAAATTCACATTATCAGAAGGCCATAACCCTCTAACAACTGTTTCTGAACTTATTACTGAATCTTCTGTGTTATATCTATTAAATGACATATGTTAGTTAACTTTTTGGATAATTAAAGGAACAGTAATTCTTGAACCACTATCTCTACCAGTTACAGTAATTGTAGTAGTTAATGAAGTAGCACTAGTGCCAAATAATGTGTTAATTGTAGTTCCGGTTAGTGTAAATGAAGTACCAATTTCTGCTTTAGATAATTTAGTACCGCTTGTAGTATTTAAACCACTATTACCTACAGTAGCACCAGTAATTCCAGCACCTGTGAAAGTAGACACTAAACGAACATCAGCAACACTCATTACATAACCATTAGTTTCATAAGTACTATTAGCACCTAAATAATTTAATGTTTGTGGAGTAATGCTTAATGATTGACCTTGTTTCAAGATAATTGAAGAGTAACCTAAAGAAATAACAGGCATTTTGCTTGTACCTCTTGGTAAAGTTACTAATTTGTAACGCATGATTTGCGCCTCGTCTGGGAACGCTTCAATAATTGGCATAGCTTCAATAGCTTCGCCATAATATGCTGAACCAGATGGATGAGTTGGGTTATATAAAGTATAATCAACTTCGTCATCTGCTAATGAGAACTGTGTGATTTGAAATGAACCGTCGTTACGAGCCAACAATTCGCGGCCCTTTTTGGTTAAAACCGCATCAACAGTTACATAAGAAGGATTTAATATTGCCATAGTGTATTTAATTACTGTATATAAATATACAAATTTTAAATTTTATTATAATGTACCACCATCTAACCCACCACCTTCAATCATTTTAGTTTTTACTTCACGGGTAATTGTATCAATATTTTTGAATACATCTGGGTGAAGATTTTCAGGGATTGAAAAACCATATGATGTTTTACCATCACGTTTGATGAAATTTATGATTGTATTTGTTTCGTCTTTTAATCTTTTTAAAAATATTATTCTACTCATAGATCCTCTAAATGTAGTTGCTTGAGTACTATTATCAAATGATGGGGAAATATCTAATATTAATTTACCACCTACTTTTCTACTATTTACAATTCTATATTCAGATACCTGTCCACTAGTATTATAATGTACTATTAAATCAAAATAACCAGGATTAAATGTATAATCTATATCACCATAAGTAGGATATAATGAATGGACTGGAATCCCAGATCCTGTTGGTGGGTTTGGAATAAAATTATATCCTTCAAAACTAGATAATTGACTATTTAATGTTATACTACTAGTTGTGCCCCCTGAAGTAAAAGTTGTACCTTCGATAAAACCACCACCACCTGCTATAGCGTTTGGAAGATTGTTAATTTGATTAGAAATTGATGCTATTCTTAAATATCCATCGGTACTAAATTTAATTAAACAATCACCTCCAGATCCAATAGTCAATCCACTTTGTTTTAAACGAATTTGTAATTTATCAGTTGGTCCTGTTAAATTTTGTTGGGTTGCTAAATTTAAATTAATAGTAGCAGTCTCAGCAGTATTATATATTCCTGGAATTTCATAAAATTGGCCATAAAGATTTGCTTGACCATAGCTATAAAATCCACAGTTAATAGGATTTCCATACATGCCAGGAGGTGTTGCAGTACATGCTCCACCATTAACAAAAAAGGTTATAGTTGAACTTGCACCCCATATAGCCTTGTAATTAGAAAAACTAACATTACAACTACCACAGCTATTACAATCAAATCCTATACAATTATTAGATGGGAGGGATACTGAGCTGTAAATATTGTACCCATAAATTGTAGTTCCTCTAGGAAATACAACAGTTCCTCCAACAGTAATATCTGCTTCTAAAACATAAGGAGTACCATTAAGAGTTATAGATTCTCTAAAACCTGGATCTCCTCCATTATAACTAAAATCATCAATATATGCTTGTCCACTAAATACAGAACCTGTTACTTGATCTACTATTGTAACTGATTGTGAACCAGAAGCTAATACTGTAGATCCACTAACAACTTCTAAAGTATAAGTTACACCACCACCATTAGACATACTTACCTCTAATGAAACACTAGCTGAGATATTATATAATCCGGTTTCAGGAACTGAGTATGAAGGGTGTGTTTGGGATCCTGTGCTTCCTATATTATAATAAGCTGCTGAGTTAATATCTGTAGTTATGTTTGTAAAAATATTATAAATTACTCTATCGGACCCACTTGTAAATAAAGGATAAGATGGTGCATTACCATACGAACTAGTTATGAAACCAACAGGATGAGATGCTACTAATTCATGAGCTGTATTTCCTATAGTTGATTCAAAATACAATGTACTATCACTTCCTGAGAAATATAATAGTGGTGTGTATGAATATCCGCTTTCAAAAATATGTTTAGTTCCATCTAAACTCTTTTGATTACTGTATTTTTGATTGTCAAATAATGATATATTCAAATCATCAGCAGTAACAAATGTTCTTTGAACTTCTTCCCAGTTTTTATTACGTTGGTTTAATTCAGTTAAATTACCTTCTTCATCAACAAGATATTTTGTAACAACATCATTTCTATTTGGTAAAAATCTACTTTTAACAATTTCAGAAAATAAACCTAATTTTCTAACTTGCTTATCAATCGCAGCTGTTTTACCATATGATTTATCTCCTTCATAATTAAATGAAGCCGATGTATATGTGTTATAATTTAAGCTAGTTAATTTAACTCCTTTATATCTTGATAATTCAAATGATCTTAAAGACTCATTACTATCCTGAACATCAGTTTGTACCTGAATATGGCTTGTTTGTTGTAAGGTACCACTTACAAATGAATATATTGGGGTTAGTTTTTGAACTTTAATAGAATGTCTACTTCCGCTAGCATTGTTTAATGTTACATTAAAATCAGTATGTTCAAACTGATATGAGCTAGATGTAGTTGTGATTAAGAATGGGTTAGGGTTTGTAATTTCAAATCTTTCATTGATATCAGGCCAACTTCCACTCAATTCCCCATTGTAAAATGCTCGTCTATCGTTTGGTAATAAACTATATAAATAATCATTGTCCTCAGCAATTGTAGGCCCTTGATAATTAGCTTCATATACTGTTTGTCTAACAACACCAGGTTGAAGTCTTTTAAATTTAATTCTTTCTAAATGTTGAGGACGAATAGTTACACCTGTTAATAGAGTTGATCTACCAGGTACATAATCCTTTAACATTTTAAATAATGAATTATCAAAGAACTTTATTAATTCAATAAAACCAGCATAATCAAATTCTACAGTAAAATTAGAATTAATATGTGTTTTTCTTAATGTTTCTAATGTAGGATAACTACCACTTAATTCAAAACGTGGATCACCAACATAATTGTCAATTTCAAAATTAGTAACAGCTGTTGATATAGATGATGACAATATATTGTCTATTTCATTTTGAGGTGAAAAAGATATATCAATTTTATGAAAGTCTACTGACCTAACTGCTGTAATGTCTGTGCTTTCTTCTTCAAGTCTAATATAAGGTGATAATACACTTCCTGTAATTTGAGTAGGAATAACACGAATTTTATCTCCATTACTATCGGTTAATGTATTACGTTTTGTATTTCCACCAAATTCTTTAATTGGTAGAATACTACCTGTAATACCAAACACATTAACTAAATGATCTAAACCTTTATTACTACCTTTTGATTTGAATAATAATGGTATGTTATGATATATCCTTTTATATACCTCAGCAACTAAATCTTTTTTAGGAATATTATCTAAATTTCCAATACTACCACTATTAGCACCTAATAATGCTAAATCTAAATCTACATCTGCTTTACTATTATATAAATGAACTCCTAATGATTGTAATGCATGAAATACAACATCCTTAGAAACACCTTCTTCAAGGTTATTTCTATTCTTATGTAAGTCAGTAATTGAATTTAAATAAATCCATATATTATCAAAATATTGACCCATCATATTAACAAATGTTAAGTATGGGGTATTACTTTCATCTTCACGAACAAATTCAGGAATTAATTGTAATAATTGGTCTTGATTGTCTAAATCAAAATCCTGAGCAGCTGTTATTCTGTCATTATACCAGCTAGTAACAATTGATGATGTTACTGGTTGTAATATAAATGGTTTAGTACTTGTTGTCTTTGGATAAGCATATGAGCTTGATTCAAAGTACATGTATTTTTCATACTCATCAAATCCAGTAACAATAGAGGTAATACTTGATGAATAATAAGCTAATTCTGTTGCTTTAGTAGATAATGTACTAGATGCTATAAGGGATGAAGTAGCTTCATATTTTTGAAGTAAAGTTACTTTATCTTTAAAATTAGCAATTCTAGCTTCAGCAGAACTAAATCTAATAAAATCATTAAAATCAGTATAGTCTACATTAATATCAATAGATCCACTTAAATAACGAGTTATAAAATTAAAATTAGAACCCGTTAATTGATTAATTAATGAATTATGATTGTGGTAAGGAGTACTTACATTATTAAAATCAACTTTAACACTAAAATTAGGTCCCTTTATATTAGGAACTTCATCTAATATTAATAATTTATCTAAATTAATATCAAAAGTATAACTATCAATAATTTCATCAACAACCCAAAAAGTATCTTTTACAGATATATTCTCTGGTAGTGGTTGATATAATTTGATAAGAGCATAGTAATTATCCTCAGTTGTGTCTAAGGCAACGTTAATTATAACTAATGGTGTACTACCATCCCCAAAGTTAGCTAAATAATACTTTAAATATGGAGTATTAGTAATTTCATTTACTAAAGCTAATGTTCTTGGTCCTAATAAATCATTATTTAAAAAAGTAGAACCTACCTTAAGTTCAGTTCTATCATCAGAAATCTCTTTAATAAAAAGAGGAGCAACAGGTAAACCTAATTTATTTCTAAAAAAGTTATATGTTGTTTGAAATTCACCATTACTATATTGATCCTTTAGATCTTCAATAGGATCTATTTCTAAAGAAGAATAAGTTCCATCTAAATTTAAGGCAATATCAGAAGGTGATTTATAGGATAAATAAGAATAAAATTGTCTTAATGGATTACCTAAAGCATCATGTATATGATATTCTACGTAATCATCAGGAGTTCCAAAATTATTTATAATTCTGTTTTGGCCCAACAATGCAATGTCTTTCTCATCAAATCTATTTGATTGAGCAGTGTTACTAATATTCCCTATAATCTTTATTTCGGCCATTATCTTTTAGTCTTTGTGTAGTCTGTAATAATTGTTTTTGCTTCTAAAAGCTGTTGTCTCAAAGAAGTAATTTCATTAAGTAACGCTTGTATATCAACATCGTCTGCTAGTTGTACTCCTAAGTACTCTGCTTCTTTAGTTAGAATATATCTATGAGATTCAATTTCACCTTCTTTAGGGATTTGATAAAACAATTCCTCATATAACTGAAAGAAGTCTTCAAGTGTAAATTCAGGTACTGTTGTATCTTTTAAAAAGAAACTAAAATCTGTATTTAATACACTATTATTCTTCCCTAAAATAGTTTTATCAACTTTTATACTAGCCATTATCTAATTACTTTAAAAATATAATCTTCATCAAATATAATAGTTGAACCATCGATTACAGATTTAATAAGTATTTTATAAAATCTTTCTGGTTGTAACCCATTCATATGAACTGTGAAGAAACTTGAAGTTGGGTCAGCACTTATCTTTGTATAAGATGTATCAAAATCTACTACCCATTCTTCAGTATCTAAATCTTTAATAGCCCAATACGATGAACTAGGTAACAATTGGGACCCAGTTATGTATAATTGGTTTGCATTAAATGTTCTTGGTGGATATTGATCTCTAACTCCTAATCTAAATTTATTAATTGAATCTTGTTGAAATTCAGCTTTATTGTTTTTTAACGAAACAACGGCTTTATGATTAGTTGTTACAATAGCACTACCAGTAACGAATGTACTATCATCCCATCTAATTTCCAAACAAGGTGGGTAAATAGTATGAGTATCTGCTGAGAAATATTTTAATTCAAATGGGGCGCTTGAAGTTGCAAACTCAACGCTGCCTGAGTGTTTTAAAATAAAGCCTTCGTTTTTAGTCTTAACAGCGGCAAATGGGTTAGTTTCATAAGCATAAAATGCATTTACAGTTGTAGTTACATTTAACTCTATATCTTTATCATCATTATATGAAAATGATTGAGTAGCAACCGAACTTGTAAACCAATCACCACCTGCTGTAGTCCACGTATCGCTTAATGTTTTGTTTGTCCAACAAACACCATTTTCAGTTGGTGGATAATTAGCTAATCGTCCTGTTCCCATATCCCAAGCTCCAGAAACTGGGTAGCATTCGATCTTATAATCCGTTGGAATTTCAGTAGCACTTGCTAAATATAATTTTAAAAATGCTTTATAACTACCTCCTGCCACCTTGGTAGCAATGGTATTAACTATTTCGCTAGTTGAAAATTTAATAAGTGATCTAGAAGATTCTCTAGTACCTTGAAAAGAACTTTCAAATGTACTAACTTCTAGAATTTCGTCTATCCCTGTATTAGTTGAGGGATAGTAAGAATAAATTGTCGCGTCCTTTTCAGGGAATATTTTATATACGGCCATGTAAAAAAGTTTCCGGTTACTATATATAAATATTGCAACCGGAAACTCCTAATTTAATTATGTATTATTATGCTAGTAAGGCGTGATATTCCTTGAAGTGCTTAATTCTATCGGCTAAACCAATAGTACCACCGTTAACACGCTTAGTAATTTGTGTAACAACTGCATCAGTTGCACCACCATCTGCTAATTTATGTAAACCGTTTTTACTGAAAAACCATGCAGCTGACAATAGAGCGTATTTACTTGCTACTACTGTTGGGTCTACTGTTAAATCTTCGTTGATTGATTTACCAAATGCTGTATAGTTGTCTTTACCTGTTAATTGAATATAACCACGTCCACAGTACTTAGCGCCATCACCAGATGCTTCTGGGCCATTGCCCATTCTACCACCATATACTTTATTAGCAATTTTTTCTGGTTTACGAGCATAAGCGTCAGCTAATGCTTGTGTAGGGAAATATTTTTTAAATATACCCATTAAACCTTTAGCGCTATAATTTAAGTTTTCTTTTGTTAAACGGAAACCGCCTGATTCATGACCACATTGAGCTAAAAAGTGAGCTAAACGTAGTGGAGTATTAATCTGGAATTTTTCCATAACTCCTGGAATTTGGGCAATTACGTTATCAGGAATATGTCCTTTTAATTTGTCTAAATTCATATTTTAATTTTTATAATGTTACAATTCTACCTTGTATATCAACATCAGGGAATCTAATTTCAAATATAGATGGATCTAATGATGGATATAATATATTATTTCTAGTTGCTCCGTGAATATCATAACTGTATGGAGAATAACTACCACCAGATTTATTTACGACTTCAACTTTTGTTATTGATTGAACTCCTTTAACTTGTATTAAAGTTGAATTAATATCAGATATAACTAATGGTTTGTTAATCTGCATGTACTCAATGCTAAATTTATCTTTTAAAGCATTTATGCAATTACTTAATACCTCTTTGTTATTAAATGTGGGTAACACAGAAATATCAAAGTTAATGCCTATATTAAGATAATAAGCATTTTTAATATTAATAGCATCTGTAGCCATTCTGTACTGTGATAAATAGTTTTTAATATTATTCTTGAGTGCAGAAGATGGGGTTACTAAATTTTTATTTGCATTGTATCCTAAAACATATAAACTAATAGATAAAGGATTATTGTCTAATAATCTATCATTTCCTGAGTTTTGAGATAAGGCATAATCATTGATAGCATATACTTTAGCAACTGCACCAAAGTGGCTAGGCATACTAAGTACTCTATTGATATAATCTTCTTTAGTTACAACTCTATTTTGTGAAGAGAAAGAATAAAGAGTATTTTGTCTAATTTCTTCAACTGTATCTTCATCTCTACCTCCAATAGCAGGTTCAGGATTTGTAATAATCATGCTGTTGAAAATATTTACATCTTGAGGAGTTGATACAGCTCCATTAAATGAAATATCAGCTAAGTTAAATCTTCTATTTACAATTTCATTAGAAGAAACATTTGATGCTATACCACCACCCACAAGATATTTTATTGTCATAACACCAGTTGGAGCTAAACCATATTCTCTTGTAGTTACTACTGTTGCTCTATTAAATGTATTAGTTGGATCATATACATTAGCATCTGTACCTAAATTTAAGTTATTTGGATTAGGTAAAATAGAAGTATCTGAAGCTGCATTTGTGCCTGCTCCAAATTGTAATTCTAAATCACCATTTTCCTTAAATCTTGTTACAAATCTTCTAGGTGTTTCAATATAACTTAATAAGTAAGGAATTGAATCCGAGTTGTATGTTGGATTAGTAGTTTTTTGAGGAATACCTTGTTGAGCTAAATATGGAACTTCATACCAAATATTATTACCAGCATCCGTAACCTGTAATATATTTAATATTCTATTATCAGATATAGTAGTACTAGTAAACTTTTGTGGTGTATTACCAAAATCAACAGTTGTTGTTTTGATTTCAGCTGATATAGCCTTTACTGTTTTGGTTACTCTATAATATCCTGTTTCTTCAAAAGCAATAGTTCTATTTTCTTCTTTAGAGAAGTCAACTAATTCAATAGTTAAAAACTTAGTTCCATTAATACTTTCTACAACACTGTTTTCAGGAATAACAATATAATAATTGCTATCTGGAATGTCTGTATTGTTTAATATGTTTGTTATGATTGGAACTCTTTGAGATATTTGTAAGTCAACATAGGAAGCATAAGACATTTTAGGTCTATAACCCAATGCGTAAGCTAAAGATATAGCATTATCTTTTTCCTTTGTGTATAAAAGTAAGTTTTCTTGGAACTGAGTATCTAAATAGAATGATAATACATCACCTACATAAGATGCCATTTCAATAAACATCATCCCTGGAGATGCGTCTGAGAAATCATTATATGCTGTAGGGAAATAAGTTTTAGCATGCTTTATTAATGTGGCTTTAAAGTCACTAAAGCTTTTATTTAGATATGATATGTTTTTAGTTTCGGACATTATTCAAAGTTAATTTGTATTTCATCGGCTTCACCTGAAATTCTCATACTGTATTCTATTTTTACATTTATTGTATTTTGATCAGGTGTTGGGGTAATAATTACATTCTCTAAATTTACTTCAGGAACAAACATTGCTATACCCGTTCTTATATTATTATTAATTTTACTAACATTTTCATTATTAATAAAATCAAATATAGATTTTTTTATATCACAACCAAATTCAGGATTTTCAACTCGTTCACCTTTATTAGTTAATAAAAGATTAATCAAATTATATTTTACCTGTTCTTTAGTACTATATGTACTTTTAAAAGCAGAAGGTAAACTAAAAGGCAAACCAACCCCAATTGCAATATTTTTTTGCAAATCTCTAGGGTCTATACGGTATGTTTTAGGTACTGCCATTATCCTCCTTGTAACATTTGTCTCATTTCTTGAGGGCTAAGATTAGCAGCGGTATCATTAATAAACGCAGCAAATGGATTATCACTTGTTGGGTCTACTTTTAATTGTGTTTGAGGTTTAACTCCCGCTCCAGCTGCTGGCATTCCAAACATTTCGGCCATTTTATTTCCCATTTGGGATCTCATACCAACACTATGTACATCCCCGCTGTCAAATGACATTGAGCGACCTTCAGTAAGTGGTTGAGATTGTTGTGGTGTTGTACCACTCTTTAATTGTTCTAACAGCATTAAGCCAAGTTCTTCACGAACGGCTTCACGTACTGCTTCTTTAATTAATGATTTAAATTGTTTAGCTTCCATAACAATAAATATTAAGGTTTGAGATTTTGTTGATCTATGATTAATTTAAGTTCTTCAATAAGAATATCTGGGTCTAATGTAAATG